CTTGTCATCGACGACGAGGCGAGGGTTTGGTTTTGAGTGCCCCTCCGTTATCCTGGACACCAAGAGCCCGCTCGAGGTTCTCGAGGAGCGTCTGGCGGCACGAAACGGCATCGGCAGTAAAGCCTTTTGGAGCTTGTAAAGGTTCCGGATAGGAGATCCGGTCAAGCCCAATTGCTGAGACTACCTCATCGATGCGTGAGTGATGGTCTGGTCGACCATCCAGGCGGGTTTCCGCCCACGGAAGCTCTATCAATCGGTCGAAGATCGGGTTCGTACCCGGCTCCTTTGTGGAGTAGTAGGCCCTGGTAGCGGCTTTCGCAAACCGTTTCACAGAACCCACCAAGGGTCGTAACTCGTTCCTGTCACGGAAGAGAAATTCCCGCAGGCTACTGATCCTGTCATCAAGAGATGCTCCTTGTGGATTCCAACCCAAACCTCCCAGTTCCACCGGGAGGCTCGATAGGATATCAACCACACGGCGCTGCCTTGATCGCAGCATGCAACGACCTCGTGGGCCATACGCACGGAGAAACTCCATAAAGGAGTCATCCGAGTGTTGGCGCCATTTGGGTTTGCGAAGAACGCGGTTGGGTGTCACCACCCTCCCGGCGAACTCTGCAATCGGAGCATTAACAAGTGTCTTAGACTCGCTGACTTTACAGTCAAGCTTGTCCAGTGCCCACCTGTAGCGTTCGTACAAGCATGGGTCAGATATGACGATATCATCGCCAAGGATCTTGTACTTAGTGCTTGTCGCCTTCACCCTTTGCCAAAAATTGTCAAAGGGTACATCCCCATTCACCTCATTGTCACACCAATACACAAGTGCATGGTGGGCAAGGGCAAAAGATGGGAATGAGGGCCTTAGCCCTAGCGGTTGCCCAACAGACCAGGATAAAGTGGTCGCCTTACCTCGCCGGTCCACGTAAGCCCAAGGGCTACGGGATAAGGCTTTGAAGGTTTCCACGTCCTGTTCGAATGCCCAGGAACCAATGGACGCACCGTAACCTTTCAAGAGGTTCACCTGAACCTCAAGAGGGAAGTTGTTGGTGGCATCCGAAAGATCCACTGAGAACATCCTGTTACCTCCGGCCAACAGTTCTTGTGCCCAAAGGACACCTTTATGTTGATCTTTGGTGCAATCTGCTGGAATCCTAAAGGTTAGCCGAGAAAGATGGTCCCCTAATGGGGTCATCGCAACCTGGAACAGCCTAAAAGGGTTCGCTACGGCTCTCAGCTTACAGCTTGGTTCTTGGATGAAACTAATCTTTCCCACTGGGAATACTTTTTGGACAAAACCTCTACCATATGCTCCCTGAGGGGAGCGACTGGACACATCCCTGCGAAGAGATGCGCCCAGATGGTTGAGGACGCCCCTGACAGACCTATGATTTGACCAGGTCCGCCAGAAGTACTCCTGCGTGGTAGGACTAAGTACATCCGCGACGTCGGACTCCGGCACCGTCTTGACAACAGCCTGCCCATTAACCGAACGGAATACTGGCATCCTCCTTTCAGGGGACACCCGCATATCCGAGGGTTTTGGTAAGGCCTCGTCATAGATCAGTGTGTCCGCACCCTTCTTTTTCACGTGAGCACGTTTAATGGCTGCACCTAAGTGCCGCCCGTACTCATAGAAGAAGGAGTACAGCGCTCCGTCGATCGGCCTTGCGGCTTTCTGAACAGAGCTTTCAAACTTGACCCTCTGTTGTTCAGATGGCTTCGAAAGATGCCACACAGAGGTCACCTCAAGTACAGTAAGTGCTACTTGAGGATCTAGATCCCATAAAGCCCCGAAAGGACCCTTGGGCGCTCCATTGGAGCGCTTAGAGTACCACTCACCAACCGGATCTTGACCAGCGAGGTACCGCACATAGTCGGTCTTCATGGCCTTGATGTGGTTGGTAGTCCACTCCAAGCCGTTGTTGTGACACCATTTTGTACAGGTGTCGAGGATTTGGAAGGTTAACTCTTTTGACAAACCCAGGCCTCTAAGTCTCTGGCAATAGGCGTTCCTCATGTTTTTTGACATGACCGTCCTCCTTTGTCAAGGATGTTCGGAGCCAACGAATGTCGGCCTTGCCCGGAATCGCCTCTGATCCACAGAGACGAGTTCACAGATCCCG